GATGGTGGTAAAACTGTGTACGAAAGAGATTTTGGTGCACCGCACACAGAAAGGACATTAATTGTGGGCAATGATGATTATATGACAGATACATTGAGTGTTGACCTATCAAACCACTTAGATGAAATGGGTATAGTTGATAGCTATTATGAAGATGATACTGTAAGCATTGCAGATGTAACTGATCTTACTTCGCTTACATCTTCAACTCCAACTGTAACAATAGGAGGTTGGGACGAACCTTATGAAAACAGCAAAATTAAAAAATGTAAGAAAAAATTACCAAAAGATCTATACAAAAAGTACGGAATCGCTGACTAAGAAGTCTTACCATACATACAGGTAACATAAACATAAAATGTGGACATACAAAGGCAAAGCCGTAGATACTGTTTCAGAAGACTACGTTGGCTTTGTTTACTTAATCACAAACAAAATTAATGGTAAGAAGTATATAGGCAAGAAACTTGCTAAATTTAAAAAAACTAGACCACCATTAAAAGGCAAGAAAAACAAAAGAAGAACTACAGTAGAAAGCGATTGGCGTGAGTATTGGGGTAGTTCAGATCACTTATTGGCAGACGTAGAACAATTAGGCTCAGAAAATTTCACCAGAGAAATACTTTATTTTTGCACAACCCGAGGCGAACTTAGTTACTTAGAAGCACAAGAGCAATTTGCTAGACAGGTGCTACTAACAGACGATTACTACAATGGCATAATAAATGTACGAGTTGGCAGTTCCAAGGCCCTTAAAGAAAATCTCCAAAAACACAAAAACATATCCTCTCTATAAAAAGCATTGAGATTGTATACAAGCTGTACCGTCGGACCTTGCTTGAGGAAAGCAAACCAAATGACCAGGCTCTACTGCGCCATTGTAACCTGGAAGTAGCCCAAATGTCGTCATCATGGCTTAGGGTGGTCTTGCGTTGATAAAGATGTACGTAAAGGGGTATCGCTCAACCGCCTCTGCCGTAAGGTTGTACAATGATGATGCGTCGGTTCCGAGACAAATGGACCAGTTGTGCTTTGCCGTAACAGGCTAAGTGCGACTGAACCAAAGCCAAATAGACTAAGTATAACAAATGATTCGAGTCTTTAGACGAAGAATCCGATGAACTTGTTCATCGTTTAGGAGATTTAATAAATGTGGTTAGGCGATGAACAGTTTTCGCATCATTGCGAGAACTTGGAACTAATTCCTTCTGTCGATATTCCTTTGCACGATCCTGATGCTTTAGAGTTAAATCCTACTCTTGAATGGATGTTTGACAAAAGGCGTATTCTGGATATACAGAACATGAAATGGTTTCCGCATGGAAAACTTACTCCTGACTTTTTACCTTGCTTTTCAAAGCCTTTGCAGAACATATGGGGCATGGGCATAAACACTTCACATTGTGTGGACAAAGAAGATTATCTAAAAAACTACTACCCAGCACACATTTGTATGGAAGTGTTAACAGGTGAACACAGTACATTTGATATTGCTCTGGATAAAACAAAGGTATTGGATTGGAGATGCACAGTTGGATATTCAATGGGCGATGGTAGATTTTCGCACTGGCAAAGCATACCAATACATGAATCACCCAATGAAGTTGCAACATTCAACAGAAGAAGATTCATTCTAGAATTTGTAGATAATCATCTGCAAGAGTATACAGGCATGTTGAATTTTGAATTTATAGGAGACAAGTGCATAGAAGTACATCCTCGTTGTAACACAGAAATGATGTGTGCGTGGGGACCACAGTATATCAAACAGGTTAAATACTTTTATGAACAGGGCACCTGGCATGCTATCAAAGATTTCAAAGAAGGTTGTACTGTTCCTGTTTGGGGTAAACTAAACAAAAAATACAAAATGAAATTGGCAGATAGAGTCAAGTTTTCGGTTGCAGATGGCGTAAATTTCGTGTACTATGATATCGACAACATAGAAGATTCTAATCCTCCAGGAGGTCAACGACTTGCCTTTGTGGCAGGCAATGATTATGAAAAATGTAGAGAACATGCACAAAAACTTAGTGATTACTTCAATGGATGAACAGATCCGTTCTTGGATCACTAAATTTGTAAGCAAACCAAATCCATTACTGAACAACTTTCCTCCATGTCCTTTTGCAAAAAAGGCTCTGTTAGATGAACGAGTAAGCATACAAAAATTTACCAATTGGGACGAACTCAGTCATGTGGCGGCAGATTGGGACGACAGTTTAGATGTTGCCATATGGTGGTTCTATGACAAACCATTGGAAACCATGTTGAAGACCAAACTGCAATTCAATGATGTGTGGCAACCACATGACATGTGGCTGTTGATGGATCATCCAGATCATTATGAATTGGTAAGTGGTGTTGAAATGAATTTTGGTATTGCTGGTTTGTTACTGTTACAGAGATATAGTGCTTTGGTTGATGCAAGTAAAACACTTGAACGACAGGGTTATTATAACAGTTGGAGTGATGACGATAGAGCGTTTGTGCATAGACGCAACAGATTATAAGCTCACAGATTTTTTACCAGACGCGGCCTGCCTAGCATTTTGTTCCATTTCTAATTTATTAGTAAATCTATCAATCATGATTTGTATATCATGAGGCTCCATGGCCAATAGATCGTGATAAGAAAATGCACCCTGTGTGAACAACACAGAATCCATTAAACTTGCAATCAAATCATCTTTTTCAGCATCCATTTTTTCCTGCGCCGCCCTGACCTGCTGGTAGTCACTTTGTGCGACGCTCATGCGAAAAAATGTGATTGATCCACTATCAGTGGTTGTTCAAATGGTGTGCCACATTTTGCACATTCACCATTGACTACCACTTTCATTACAATGGACTGTACTTCTAACAATTTTTCCATTATGGTGTTGTAAGTAACAACATCAATATTACTAATCCATTCAGCAATATGTTCAGGTTCTTCTACTCTGGTTTTGTCTGGCAGTTCTACAATGTAAACACATCTTGCAATAATATCTGAGTTACTATCTGCAATGGCTTTCATGCTTTCTTGAAATGATGTGATTTGTTCCTGACTGCCTTCAAAATTTGAAAGTGTGTCATTGATTTTTATTTGTTCTACTGCCTGCATTTGTAATTTTGTTGTAGATTGCAAATCTATGGGCTTGAGATAAATTGTTAAGCCATTATGATCAACTGTGTATGTATCATCGAGCATAGGAATCTGTGCAAGTACAGGATCAATTTCTTTTATGTATTCTTGTTCATGGTTACATTCTTTATTTTTGCATTTCACAGGCACTTGAAGATCATTGCCGTATGTGGCTCTACGTATTGCCATGAGTACAACATCAACATCATTGTAAGGCATTTCTCTAGGATCTTTGATGCGTGGACAACAACTTTCTAATACTCTGTATGTGGCTTCGCCATTGAATAGTGCATCAGGAACTTTCAATGCAATTTCATCTGCACTGGTCATTGCTCGCACACCAATTTCGCCATCATCTGTCAGATCTGGCCTTTGTTTATAGAAATTTCCTTTGCTGGGCAATCTAACAAAAACATTCTCTTGTCGCATATGCGACATTAATGGGTTATTCGACATGATTTTCCTCTAATAAATACATTGTGTATCTTCGGTTATACACAGTTATTTATATAGGTGTTTAATGGCAACAATTACTATAAACGGCGAAAGCGTAAACATTCCTGACTTTGCAATGGAGGCCACTCTGCAGAGAGTAGCCACTGCGACCGGTATGTCACAGGGCATATTAACTTCAATCATGCGTGGTAACAAAATATCTGCCGCAGGTTTGAAGAACATGGAGAAACATCTTACTGTAATTAAACAAGATACCAAGACAAACAATAACGATACCAAAAGAGGAAACAAAGACGCAAAAGAGGCCGCGGCTAAGGCCGCCGCTCAACGAAAACAAGCAATGGATAATATGAGTCAGAATCTTAAACAAGGATTCAATGCTCTAGCAAAAGGTAATACATCATTGCAAGGCACATTAGGCCCTATGATTCAAGGGGTAACAGCAGGTGCAGAAGGATTTGCTAAAATGATTCCTAAAGTGGGAAAATATGCCGAAGGCGCCATCGGTGCTTTAACAAAAGCTACTACGGCAACAGTAGGATTTGCACTAGGTGTTACAGATGAATTTGCGGCTCAAGCCAAAGCAATGACTCAGATAACAGGTGGTGGATTGTATGATAACATGTTATCACTTAGAACATCGGCCGGCGAAGCTGGATTATACCTTAAGGATCTTACCAATGCATTAGAACAAAGCAGTAGAAGTGTTGCAACGTTGGGTAGTGATGTTGATGATGGAATGAGAAATTTTACTAAGTTGAGTAAAGAATTTGCCTTAGGTACAAAACAATATGGTGATTTTGGTTTCAGCGTTGCAGAATTAAATTCGGTGATGTTGCAAGAAATTGAAATCATGCAAAGAATGGGATTGAGTCAAGAAGAAGTTAACAGGCGTTTAAAAGATACCAGTGGCGGATTACAAATGATGCTGTATGAAACCACAGCAATGGCACAGCTCACAGGTTCTGACAGAAGAGAAATGATTAGAGCTAGAATGGCTGAAAGAACTGATGCTCTAGGCGGTTTATATAGGGCAGGTTTATCAAAAGAAGAACAAACACGATTAGACAATTCGGCAAATGTTGTACAGGCTATGCTAGGTGATGAATTAGGTCCACAATTAACAAAAATAGCAAATTTTGCCATGCAGAGTGGTATGGGCATGGAGGCGGCACTAGAACTGCAAGGCGGTCAAGGAATGACGGCGGCTAATGCATTCCTTCAAAGTAATGCTGGAGTTGGATTGGCAGATATCATGAGGGCATACATAGCCGGTGATGTAGGTGCTATAGCAGGCATGGGAGATCAATTACAAGGGATAATGGGTAATCAAGCTGGTATACGAAGTCTATCTGCAATAGCAATGGCAGACGGAGGTGCCTCTGGACAAGGTGCTACTACTGTGCTTAATTCAATAATGCAATTAAATCAATCAATGCAAAGGTTACGTAATCAAGATTTGGATAACTTACAACTAGACGCACAGCCTGGCGGTCAGGCTGAACAGCTTGGTACCAAAGATAGAAATATACAAACATTAACGAGTCAGTTGTTAACTAAACTGATCAACACAGAAGTGCCTGGTATAGGAGTCAAACCAGGTGATACTACTGAAATGGCCGCCTTTGTAAATTCATTTATTGATTCTACCAGAGGAACTTTAGGACTAGATGGAGATTTAGGTGAAGGTTACGATGCCGCACAGGTTGTTGCCGCCATGGCTCTGTTTAGTGCTCAACAGATGGCTTCATCTCAGATGAATGCTGATCCTGGTAGTGGCGGTGGTGGAAGTATTGATTACTTTGCAGAGGTTGATAAGAAAGGCAATAAACCTGGAACTAATAAACCTGGCTTCTTCAAAAAAAGTGCTAAAGCAGTCATGGGGGGATTAAAAACTGCAGGAGGATTATTATTCTCTTTCGTAGGCGGTAGAATGTTATTGAGTGCCGCCGGAGCAGGTATTGGTGCCATAGCGGCATCTTCCATGGCACCTTTTATAGCCGCGGCAGTAGGAGTTGCGGCTCTTGCCGGAGGAGCATATCTTGGATATAAAGCTCTTACCGGTGATGAAACAGGACCTGAAAAACAAGAAATTATTCAAGCAAACAATCAAGCCCTTACATCAATTAATTCTATTAAACGAACCAATTTAGGCAGTATTATGGAAGGCTTTGATCCATCAAATGGGCAGGCAGATTTAATGGTTAGACTAGGTGTGATTATGGAAAAATCAGGAAAAGAAAGTGTATTGGCTTTAAAAGAGATTCAAAATAATACCTTCTTTGCAAATGGATTGAAAAGACAACAACTTGATGAAGATAAAAAGTTCTATGTGGAAATGACATCACAATCTTAATAGGTTGACAGGTTACCATAAATAACATACAATAGAACGATACAGATACGGAAAATTATATGAGTTGGAAAAAACATTTTACAGTATATCAAGGCGGTGGTGGAAGAAGCGACAAAGCATCTCCTAGTGCCAACAGATGGCAAAGTTATCTGCCTGAGTTATACAGTGGTCATCCAAATCGTGTCGAACGTTACATGCAATATGACGCAATGGACATGGACAGCGAAATAAATGCGGCCTTGGACACAATCAGTGAATTCAGCACACAGGTCACAGATGACGACAATCTACCATTTGAAATCAATTACAAAGACGATAGCACAGAGAGTGAAGTAGAAGTACTTAACACAGCTCTGCGTCAATGGTGTAACATCAATGAATTTGATAGACGTTTGTTTAGAATATTCAGAAACACCATCAAGTACGGAGATCAAATCTTTATACGTGATCCAGAAACTTACAAACTTATATGGGCCAATCCAGTTGACGTATCCAAAGTTATTTTGAATGACAGCAAAGGCAAAGAACCAGAGCAGTACATTCTTAAAAACATTGATTTGAATCTACAAACACTTGTAGCAACAGAAATTAAACAACACAAAGACAGCTACAACACCATAGACAATCTAGCCAAAGGTGGTAATCAACCTGGCATGACTGGACCTGGTGGTGTGTTTCAAAACAATTCAGGACAGATACAAGAGTTTGCCGTTGATGCCGAACATATTGTGCATGTTGCATTAAGCGAAGGAATGGACACAAACTATCCATTTGGTAACAGTATACTGGATCCTATCTTTAAAACATACAAGCAAAAAGAACTGCTTGAAGATTCTATTATTATATACAGAGTACAAAGAGCTCCAGAACGCAGAGTGTTTTATGTAGACGTTGGCGACATGCCAACACACAAAGCAATCAGTTTTGTTGAGCGAGTTAAAAACGAAATTCATCAAAGACGTATTCCTTCTAAAACAGGTGGTGGTGCTAACATTATGGATAGCAGTTATAATCCATTATCCATCATGGAAGACTACTTCTTTGCACAAACTGCCGAAGGTAGAGGTTCCAAAGTTGAAGTGTTGCCAGGTGGTGAAAACCTAGGTCAAATTGATGACTTGAAATACTTCACAAACAAAATGCTGAGAGCATTGCGTGTGCCCAGCAGTTATCTACCAACAGGACCAGATGATGGAACTTCCTCATACAATGATGGCAGAGTTGGCACAGCATTTATTCAAGAATACAGATTCAATAGGTACTGTTTACGATTACAAAACATCATGCAAGATGTGTTTGACAAAGAATTTAAAATGTACTGTAAACACAAAGGCATTGAAGTACCAGCACAAACATTCGAAGTGCGTTTCTTAGAACCACAGAGCTTCAGTGATTATAGAAGCATTGAACTAGATACACAACGTTCTGGATTGTTTAACAATCTTGAAGGTGTTCCTTATCTAAGTAGACGTTTTATACTCAGCAAGTATCTTGGACTCAATGAAGACGAGATCATTGAGAACGAAAGAATGTGGAAAGAAGAAATGGGTACTATTGATGAGTTGGGTGGAAACAGCAATACAAGTGGCGGATTAAGTGCAGTTGGTATGCGACCAGAAGAGATCAACACAGACACAGCCGTGGATATTGCCCCAGATGCCGAACTTGACGACACAACAGGAGAAGGTTCACCACTAGGTGGCGACGAAAACCAAGGTTCTGACGCCGATTCTCCAACATAGTAAGACGTCTAGGCATATATAGTACAACAGGAATTAAAACATGCGTTTAGTAGAGTTCAAAGACAGTTCAAGAGATGAATTCAGTAAAATTGATATTGATCAAGCTAGACGCCCTAGGCTTACACTAAGGCATCTCAATAAATTAAAAAGTTTTAATGCAAGTAAAAAGATAGAAGAACTTGAACGCATTAAACTATACAAGCAGATTTACGGCACAAGATTTCAAGGCGAATCTACTTAACAATCCAGGCATTCATGGCAACGAATAGGCATATTCTGTCAAAAAGACGGTTTTGACAGGTGTTTACCAAGACGTATTACCAAGACGTCTTAAATAAGAACGTAATAACTCTACTAACGGGAGATTTATAATGAGTCGAGAAAAACTAGAAAAAGCTCTGGAACACCTCATTAATGAGGACAAAGAGCAGGCAGAAGAGCTTCTGCATGAATATTATGTCGGACTCGCCCGTCAAGTATGGTCAGACCTTGTTGAATCGGATGAGATTGAAGAAGAAAAAATCGTAGACGAAGCTAACGAGGAAGAACTCGATGAAGACTTCGGTAGTGAAGACGACGAAGCTGACTTCCTTGACGATGTCGAAACAGACAAACAAGAAATTGAAGCTGAAGAATACTTTGGCGAAGACGGCGAAGAAGAAGGCGAAGCTGAAATGGGCGACGAAGAAGCACCATCAGGCGATGCTGAAAAGGCCGAAGATGCTATTATGAACGTAGAAGACGCTCTAGCAGAACTAAAGGCAACATTTGCAGAAATCATGGGCGACGAAGCCGGTGACGAAGCTGAAGGCGATATGGACATGGAAATGCCAGAAATGCCTGAAGAAAGTGTAGAAGAGCCTGTTGCAGAAAAAACTGAAGAAACAGATGAAGCTGTGGAAGAAGCAAAAGACGAAACAGTTGAAGAAGATGAATCAGTTGAAGAAGCAAAAAGCGAAGATCTAGACGAAGAGCTACGTGAATATACAGAAAAGAAAAGTGCGGACAATGCCGATCATGCTGATAACAAAGCTAGTCCTGTAGGACCTGGCGATGATATGGGCGGTGAAGCTGTAGATATGTCCAAGGGTGGCGACGAAAAAGGCCGACCTGCACCAAAGGCACAAGACATTGGTGGCACTACACAAGATGCGAAATTGAGTTCAGCACCTAAACCAAAGATGACTGAAACAAAAAGAGCAAAGAAGTAAGAGATGATGCAAACTTTAATTGAAAAGATGTCACCATCACAGGCGGCTCTCGTTGCTGAAAGAGACGACGAGGGCAAAGACCTGTATATGAAGGGCATATTCATACAAGGTGAAAAGCAGAATCATAACGGAAGAGTTTATCCACTTAATGAGATTAATAAAGCAGTTAAAACTCTGCAAGAAAAAATTGAAGGTGGATTTAGTGTTCTAGGCGAAGCCGATCATCCAGATGATCTAAACATTAACTTGGATAGAGTCAGTCATGTGATTGAAAATATTCAAATGAATGGATCAGATGGAATTGGCAAGCTAAAATTATTACCAACTCCGATGGGTAACATATGTACTACCCTGATAGAGAGTGGTGTAAAACTAGGCGTATCTAGTCGAGGTAGCGGTAACGTTACAGAGAGCGGTCATGTTAGCGACTTTGAAATAGTCACAGTCGATATCGTTGCCAATCCGAGTGCTCCAGAGGCGTATCCAGATCCCATTTACGAACAGCTAATGAACCATGGTCGTAAGGGAAATGTGCTTATGGATGTTGCTAGAGCTACTGAACACGACAAGAAAGCCCAAAAGTATCTCAAGGAAGAGATCCTACGGTTCATTAACGACCTTGGATATAGGAGATAATAATGGCTCTTACAGCGATTGAAGAACTTCTAGGCTCCGAGGTGCTTTCCGAAGAAGTTAGAACTAGCATTAGTGAAGCATTTGATAAAAAGCTCGAAGAAGCACGTAAAGATATTACGAGTGAACTAAGAGAAGAATTTGCACAGCGATATGATCATGATAAATCACAGATCATTGAAGCCGCGGATAAAATGCTACGTGATGTTGTAGTCAAAGAACTCACAGAGTTCAATGAAGACAAGAAAAAAGTAGCAGAAGAACGTGTAACGTACAAAAAAGCGATTGCCGAACATGCTGAAGTTCTTAACAAATTCATCATGGAAACTCTCAGTAAGGAAATTTCCGAATTGAGAGCCGATCGACAAGCTGGCGAAGATAAAATTTCTAAGCTAGAAGGCTTTGCGATCGAGCAACTCACTAAGGAGTTAAATGAATTTCATGAAGACAAGCGTTCACTAGTTGAACAAAAAGTCAAAATGATTAAAGAAGGAAAGAAAGTAATCGAAGAAGCCAGAAGCAAGTTTGTTAAACAAGCATCTGAAAAAGTGCATGGCATCGTATCAGAAGGTTTTGTCAAGGAATTGGCAACACTGAAGGAAGATATTAAGTCAGCACGTGAAAATGAATTCGGACGTAAAATATTCGAAACATTTGCAGGTGAGTTTATGACAAGTTACCTAGCAGAAGGCACTGAGGTTAAAAAACTTTCTAAAACTATTGAGGAAATGTCGGGACTGTTGAAAGAAGCTGAAGATAAGCTGAATGAAAAAGACGTTATGATAGCAGAAGGCAAGAAGGCTGTTAAAGTAATGGAACAATCAACAGAAAGAAAACAAATCCTTGACGAGCTAATGGCTCCGTTGGCAAAAGACAAGCGTGAAATCATGTCAGACCTTCTAGAAGGTACACAAACTGATAGATTGCAACGCCAGTTTAAAAAGTATCTACCTAGCGTAATTAAGGAAGATGCTAAACCAACTGACAAAAACATACTTAATGAAACTCAGAAGACTGAGTTTACAGGTAACAAGGCCCAAAGTGATGCTGGAAACAGCGGAACACAGGCTGAAATTATCAACCTTCGCAAACTAGCGGGTATCCGCAATTAATTAGGAGTAGATCCAATGAACCTTACAGAAAATTGGAATGAAACCAAAACAGCACTGGTTGATGGTCTTGAAGGTAACAAAAAAGTTGTTATGGAGCAAGTCCTTGAAAATGCAAAAACGTATTTGACAGAGACTGCCGCCGCTGGCACTACTATGGCCGGTAATATTGCAACTTTGAATAAAGTTATCCTACCAGTCATCAGACGTGTTATGCCAACAGTTATCGCTAACGAGCTGGTTGGTGTTCAGCCTATGACAGGCCCAGTCGGACAGATCCACACACTCAGAGTAAGATATGCTGAAACTTTTGACTCAGCTACTGCTGGTGATGAGGCTCTAAGTCCATTCTCAATTGCTACTGGATATTCTGGTAATGCAACATCTAACACAGCAGACACAACTTCAACTCTTGAAGCTACTGCTGGTAAAAAGTTAAGCATCCAGATCCTCAAGCAAACAGTCGAAGCAAAAACCAGAAAGCTATCAGCTCGCTGGACTTTTGAAG